CGGGTCTGCGACTCGAACACGACCCACAGGCCGATGCCATACGCCTGCAAGTCCGCGTATTCCGCAGCTGTGATGCCCCGCGAGTCGGTCGCCAGGTACCGGCCGACCGCTTGCACGTTGTGGGCTTTGAGGAGGGCGCCGCCGGGGCGCGTGTCTGAGTAGTCGAGTCCGAGTTCAGCCACGATGGGTCTCCTAGCCGTTGTTGAAGCCGTAGATGCGGACGTTGCCGGTCATGGTGCCGCCGCCGCTGGGTGCGAGCGTGAGCCCGTCGAATACGCTCGTGAGCCCGTTGGAGCCGCCGATGACTCCCACGTTCTGCGCGCCGCCGGCGAGGCCGTAGAACTCCGACGAGTAACGGGTGGCGGTGGCGATGGCTGGGCCGTAGAGCTTGACTTCGCAGTCGACCTGGCCGCCGGGAGTGTTCGAGAAGAAGAAGGCGGTCTGCCCGGTGGCGGCGCCAGCGCCAGCGGCAGTACCTGACCCTTGGACCGCCTGGTAGTTGTAGTTCGCGGCGGTACTGTCGGACCCTCCAGCGCGGAGGTTCACCTTCAGCAGCGAAGACACGCTGAATGTGAGGTCGGCGAGGAGCAGGTAGTTGTCGTATTGGCTCGTGAAGACACCGTTGATGCTCGCCGAGGATGCTGCCGAGATCAGGATCGAGCCGATGTTCGAGACCGACACGCCCGTCCCCGCGACCGACGACGGGGCGATGAGGGTGCTGCCCGCGGTCAGGAGGGGCAGGAGCGCCCACTGGTTCGTGACGGTAGACCAGTAGTAGAAGCCGTTCTTCGCGATAGTCGGGTCCGCGTTCACGACAGCCATCTGGAGTGCGTACTTCCCGGTGACGGCCTGGAGTTGGGTGAGGGTGCCGTACACCCAGGGGCCGCCGGTCTGCATGGCCTGCAGGAGCGCGAGGAACGCGCCCGGGCCGTCCGGCGCTTCGGTGGGTTGCGGGTAGGGGAGGGCCTCAACTCCGTAGTTGGTTGACACAGGGATGCTCCTATCCGATGGGGAGGATGATGGGCTGGTTCGGGGGGCAGAGCAGCGCGTTCGCCTGCCCGACCGTGTACGTGGCGCCGGCGATCTTCACCGCCGGGATACTCGTGCCGCCGAGGATGGTGACCTGCAACGGCGAGACCTGTGTGACCGTGCAGGGGACGATCGTGACCGGTCGCCCTTGGTTCTGGAGGATCGTTTGGGCGATGGGTTGCACAGCGTCTCCTAGGTGATCGACACGGCCTGAGACCGCGTGTTGAGGCTCATGGACCCGGTGACGAGGTCGAGGGTGAACCCGTCGATGAAGTGCTGGTAGATGTTCGCCGGGTCGCTGTTCACCGCCGGGGCGATGACCCGGATGACATCGTTCGCGTCCAATGCCGGGTTGGAGATCAGTCCCAACGACAGGGTTTCGGTGGTCCCCAACACCCGGTAGAGCATGTTCTGCGCTGCCGTCAACGCGGCGCCGGCGGACATGATTGTGGGCGAGTCGACGAAGTACGGGACCACGCCGATGTTGTTCGGGTGCCGCGGGTTCGTCGTGTCTGCGATCTGCGCGACCTGCTGCGGCCACGTCTGCGCCCCGTTCGTGCCGGACGGTCGCACGACGACGGTGTTGTACAGCTTGCTCATCGGCCGTTGACGGGTGCCCGACTCCAGCACACCTTGTGCTGTCCACACGGCCTGACTGCTCAGGTTGGGGAGGTCCTGAATGAGGAACGATCCGTCCGGTTGGAACGCCGCATCCATGTTGCCGTCCTTGCACAGGGCGGTGATCGCGTCGAGCGGGGAACCTGACCACACGTTCTGTGTCCCCACCGTCCCCGCATCCGTGGCGGTGATCGTCACCGTCGTGCCGGGACGGGCGGTGGTCACGATGCTGCTGATCGCCGCCGTCCGTGCCGTGGACGCGGCGGGCGCGTACGGGGTGATGAACTGCGCCCGCCCCAACCAGTTCCCGTGGTCCGCCATCTGTGACAGGTCGATTGTGCCGTCGCCGATGAGCTGGTCCCCTTCGAGGACTTCGCCGTGGAATACGGGCACCGTCTCGGTGACGCCGCCGCCGTAGTCGAGGCCGTGATCGATGTGGAACACAGTCCCCGGGGTGGTCATCGCGGCGTAGTCGGACTGCTGCCCGTACACGGTCACATTCGCTTGGCGTCGGACTCGCTGAGTTGCGTCCACAGTCACCTGCCCGGACTGCATCTGCACGACCACTGGTTGACCGCCGGGGACCGTGTAGGTGCAGTTGGTGAGCAGATTGTGCGGGGTCGTCAGCGCTTGCAGGAACGTGGGGGAGACGTTGCGCATCAGTACCCCGGTTTCCGGTTGTTCGTGAGGACGTCAGCCCACGTGTTGTACGCGGCTGCGACGGCCTGCCAGGTTGGGAACGCTGCCGCCAACGCCGCCCACGACCAGCCCGTGTTCTGCACGGTCAGGGTGGGCTGCTGCACCTGGGTGAGGTCCAGGGTGAACTCGCGGAGGTGGTTGCCCTTCAACTGGGCCATCCGGGCACGTTGCACGTTGCCAACGGAGTAGAAGCCCTCATCGAACCCGGCATCGTAGGTCGGCGGGAACCGGAACAGCAGCGGGGTGCCGTCCGCGAGGATGCCGTTCAGGGCGGCCTCGTGGGCTGCTGTGCGCGCTTTCAACGCCACCTGCAGGGTGTTCCCGAACCGAGGCCCTGACCGTGTCGCGATCGGCAAAGACTGCCCGAGGATCGGGTGCAGTGTCGATGCGGATGCTTGGCTGATCGGGCCGAGGTTCCGCACCGCGATCGCGCTCCTATCCGACGATGAGATCGGGACGGACAGGGACGGGCTCCCCGGGTGCACCATCCACGCCTGCGACGGGGACAGTGTCGCCGACGCCGAGGTGACGTCAAGGTGTGTCGCAGCCGAGTAGGAGGCCACCTTGATTTCACCGAACGAGGTAGTCCCCGGGCTGGCGGCCGTCAACTGGATGCTGGACAACACAGCCGACGACACCCAAGAATACGAACCCGCCAAGGACCCCTGAATGACGATCGTGCTGCCGAGCATGTCAATCGTGAACGGGGCGTTGCCGCTGATCCCTGTGGCAACCGCGCTGCCGCCTCGGATGACCTGTACATGCCCCAGGCCATCCGACGCGATCTGTGCGATGACAGTGGCGCCGTTCAACAGGAACAAGCCAGATCGTACGGCCGTCGCCTGGTTCAGGCTCGTCAGCTTCCCTACCGTGACCCGACACAAGCTCGGGGTTGGGATGGATCGGGAGATGGAGTACGCGCTACTCGAGGTGTCACCAGCGGATGCGACTCCGCCGGACACGCTGAAGTTGCCTGTCGCGCCGGTCCAGTTGGACAGGTTCGCCCATGTCTCGTCCCAGACGGTCGTGCCCGCGGGGTTGGTGTAGTCGGTGATGAACTCGTACGACACCGGCACCCCATACGGGGCCAGGTAATCCTCGACAACCTGCGTGTCGAACCCGGGAGCCGGCTGGCTCAACGTGGGTGTGGAGACACCGTTCACGATCCGGTTCAGGGTCGCCGTCTTCATCACATCACCCGGCACGACCGTGCACGTCACCTCCATCCGGGGAGGGGTGAACGACGGGTTCGCGACCACAGACACACCGGTCATAGCGTCGCACCCCCCTGTACTTGAACCGCGGCACTACTCAGCGCCCGGGTGACTTGCTTCCGGATCACACCAGTGACCTTCTGACCATCGATGTCCATCACGAACGTCGCCCCTTCAAGAGACACATGCGTCGTCGCCCCCTGTCCCCGCACAGAGGCGAGCGCCCGGGCGGGATCGGCGTTGTACGCCTTCAAGAACCCCGGGTTCTGACGCGCGGACGGCTCCCTGACGACGAACTCGCCCATGGTGAGCATCGCCCGCACATTGTCGGTGCCCTGAGGCCGCCACGGGTCACCGCCGCCCGCGAGGTATGCGGGACCACCAGCGGCGCGGTAGATCGCACCACCACCCGAACGTGCCGTCGACCCCCGTGAGCCGAGGGAGGTGACACCGGCGGTCGCCATGCTGTTCTCGTGCATGGTGACCTGGATGTCGATGACGGTCTGGATGTGGTCGAGTTTCGCTTTCAGGTCCGCCGCCTTCTGAGCGGCAGCGTCCGAGTCCATCTCCGCTTTCGTCTTCACCACAGGGGGAACCGCATAGTACTTATCGATCAGCGCCTGAATCGCCGGCGTTAGGTTCCCCGCCGCGGTCAGCTGGTCGATGAGGGCCTGCTTCGACACGGCGAACGCCTTCGTCCCGGCTTCCGTGGACCCGGTCTGCTTCGCGACCGCCTCCGCGGCCTGCTGATCTGCGGCGGCCTTCTGCTCGAGGGCCTGCTGGTTCGCGACCGCCTCCTTCGAGTTCCCATCGATGGCGACGCCGTTCTTGCTGAGCGAATCGAGGAGCGTGTTACCCGCCGCCGCAGCACCGGTCTGCGCCTGCGCGACGGACAGCATTCCGCCGTTCAGGAGCGTGAACGCGTTGGTCAGCAGCGACGCCGCATCGTTCTCCATCTGCAACTGCTGCGTCGTCGAGGCAGCCTGGGACGCGTTCTGCTGCTGTGCCACCTGTGCGGCGAGGAACGCTGGAACCGACATCCCATACTGCGCGGCCAGCTCGGAGAGCGCTTGCTTCTGCGCACCCGTGGTGTACGTGGTCATGCCCTGCGCGGCGGCGACATTGTTGTACGCACTGATCGTGTCCGAGATCGACGTGTGCGTCTGGTTCAGGATGTCGATCAGCTGCTGCGCAGCCTTCCCCTGCTCCGACTGGACCTTGACCTGCGCGCGCCCCGCCCACACGTACTTGAAGCTCGCATCGACCTGCGCCTGCAGGGTGGAGATGAGGCGCTTCCGTGCCGCATCATCCGTCGTCGTCGCCGCGGTCAGCGTCGTCGTGGCAATGCCGAGTTCCTTTGCCAGGCTGATCGCGCCGGTCTTCTGAAGGTTCTCCGCCGCCTGCGCCTGCGTGTGCTGCCCGATCACGCCGTTGTCCTGCTGCACTGCGGCCGTGTAGTCCTCGGTCGCCTGCGTTGCTGCTGCGGCGCCTTGCGCGACAGCGAGGAGACCACCAGCGAGCAGCGACGCCGCCCCGATGATCCACCCGACCGGACCCTCCGCAATGTCCGCGGCAAGCCCGACAGCGCCGACCCTCCACGCGACCTCCTCGAGGATCGGGCCCAGGGTCTTCCACTGCGAGAACATGGCGAAGGCGGTAGCGGCAGCCGCGACAATAGGGGGCAAAGCGGGGCCGAGCATGCCGAGCGCGGACGCCAGCTGACCCACCAGGTTGACGGTCCCCAGAAGGACCGGGCCGAGGGGGGCGAACGCCTGAATGAGCGCCATAGCACCATTGAGCAGTGACCCGATCGCACCGGTCACCTGAGGGAGCGCGGTGATTGCCTCCTGCGTGAACCGTTGCAGCCCACCATCCCGAGTCCACCTGGTGAACCCGGCGGCAAGCTCATCGACGTACGCGCCGGCCTGAACGAAGAGGGGGTTCATGACGCGCAGCGCGGTCACGACACCGTTGGTCACGATCGACCCGGCAGTGCCGAGCTCGCCGGAGAACACGCGGATCTCGTTGTTCAGTTCGGGCATGGCCGCGTTGACCGTGTCAACGGACTGAGTGAACCCGTTCAGCACACCCGCGGTCGCCGTGGCCTCCAACTGGTGCAGGTCGTCCAGGAGGACGTGCATGCCCGCGTTGTACTGGTTGCCGACGTCGGTACCCTCCGCCATCGCATCCTTGATGCCAAGGACAGCGAGGATGCCCGCGGCGCCCATCCCGCCGAGTCCACCAGCGAGCGCAACTGCCGCGCCGGTGAGTTCGCCTGCGACGGGGACCGCAGCGCCGATGGCCGCCGCGATGAGCCCCATACGGCTGATCGTGTTGTTGTTGGTGACGTTGGCCTGGTCCTTCTTCTGCCGGTCCGCGTCGACCGCAGCCGCTTCGCGCGCCGAAGAGACAGCACCCCGATCCTGGGCGGCTTTGAGAGAGTCGCTGGCCGAGGCAGCATTGCGTTCGGCCGCAGCCAACGCCTCCATCATGATGGATTCTTTGAGAGCCAGCGTCGACGCCTGACGCATCGCCTCGTTGTCGGCCTCTTGGTCGATCGTGAGCTTCTCGATCGCCGCATCCGCGCGGGCTGTCGCCGCAGCAAGAACATTCGCCTGAGCCGCCTGCAACTCGGCTGAGGCGTCGAAGGTGTCGTCCTTCGCGCTTCCCACGGTCTGACGCGACACGATGAGCTTGGAGACCAGGGTCCCCGCTACGCGATCCTCGGCCGCCTTGACCGCGTCGAGTTCGGCGATCGCTTTCGCCGTGTCCGTGGTCACCCGAATGTTCGGGTCGACACGGGCGAGCTCGCGGGCCTTCGCCGCAGCCTCGTCGAGCTTCCTGTCCCAGTCCGACGAGTCCAGTCGCAGGTACGCGACGATGCTGCCTTCAGTGGTGGGGCCGTCAGCCATGGCTACTCCTCCGAGCGGGTGAACACCGCCTCAAGCAGCTGTTCGAGACGTGGCCGGTACCCGAAGTACCGGCCGAATGGGGTGTCGGTGTAGAGCAGGTGTTCGGCGCGCATCGCGAACCACCGCCAGGTGACCGTGTGTCGCGCCTGTTCGAGGTCCACACCGAATTCCGTATGGAACGCGGGGACGAGTAGCCGCCACTGGTCGAGGATTTCCGCCCACGAAGCGCGCGGTTCTGCTACTTGCTTGACGCCTTCCGGGACCGGTTCGTACCACTCGTAGAGGCCCGTCGCGGGGTCGTAGGCTCCGCGTCCGTACTCGTCGGGGTCGTATCCTTCGCCTGCGTCACCGCTTTTGGGTAGGACCCGGTCTCCCACACGACCTCGGCGGTGGCACGGTCGCGCTGCCAGTCCGCGAGAGATGTCAGCGCGGCCCGGTAGATCGCCTGCGACCGGACGCGGTCGGCGCGCATCTCGTCGAGGGCGGTGCCGAGGGTGCACCGGTAGAGGTCCTCGTCGGTGAACTTGGTGTCGTTGCCGGGGACGAGGCCCTCGGTGATGCGGATGCCCTCTTCCAGGCCGATCGGGGGGATGCGGTACACCTTCCCGTTGATCGGCAGCTCGAGGGGTTCGACGATCTCGTTGTAGTCCTTGAAAGGCACTGGGTTCTCCTGGGTGTGAGGTTGGTTACTGGGTGGTCTGGGAAGGGGTGGGGCGGCGGACGGACCCAGTACCGGCCGCCGCCCCAGCTGTTACGCTCGCGTGTAGTTGAACGCGGCGGAGGCGCCGGTCGCGTTGGTGACCACGACGGTGGTGGCGCCGGCGGAACCGGTGGGCATCGTGGCGACGATGACGTTGTCGGAGACGACCGTGAACGGGACAGCGGCGGTGCCACCGACCTTCACACCGGTACCGGCGACCGTGGAGGTGAACGCCGAACCGGTGATGGTGATCTGCGCACCCGCCGCCGCGCCCGACGGCGACACCGACACGATCGACGGGACGGGCGGGGTGACCGTGACGTTGGCGATGTCGGAGAGGACACCGTCACCGGTGCCGGTGACCTGGATCTCCTCGACGTCCTTGTTCGACGTCTTCGACGGCGTCCACTGGGGGATGATCTTCCCCGACTTCGCCTCGCTGCCATCGGCGCGCTTGTAGTAGCGGACGTAGGCGCGGGCGGCGTCACCGAACTGCCCCTGGGTGGCGCGGAGGATCTCCTGGCCGGGGTCCTTGACACCCGCGGTGGACTTCCGGTTGATCTTGATGCTGATCTTGAAGTCCTGCATGGTTGGCTCGCTCGAGGACCAGCCGTCGGTGTCGTAGTCGGACGTGTCCACGAGGTTCGGGGTCACGTCGGGGGTGAAGTCGGTCATCCCGTTCAGGGGGACCCAGTTGGTGCCGTCGGTGGAAACGTCGAGCTTCCAGTCGCGGGCGAGAAGGGTGATGGGGCCGGTCATTTGGTGCCTCCTCAGGCTGTTCAGGGCATAGAAAAAGGCCCGAAGGCCGTGGGTGTTACCGAGGGTTGGGTTTTAGTCCCAGCCGCCTGCAGGGCGGAGGTTTGTGGGGGGTTCGTCGACGTCGGCGAGGAACTTCGTGGACCACATCGACCGGGTGGAGTCGTCCTCGTCGAGGTCGATGGTCCCGGCGAACCGGAGTTGCACGAGATGCGTGGGACCCATCTGGATGTGGGTAAGGCCGAGGATCGCCGCAGTGACGTCGTCGGTCAGGGTGCTGGCGTCGTCGGGGTTGTTCGGGAGGCCGCGGGTGAGTGCCTGGATCAGGAACGTGGAGAACGGTGAGGACACGTCCGCGATGGTCCGCATGACCCGCAACGCAACCGCACGATCCGGGGTCGTCGGGAGCTTCAACCGCACGATCGCCGTGTCACCGGCCGCGTACACGTCCGTAGTGTCCGTGGCAGGGATGTACCGGCCCACACCCGCGGTCTGCAGGGTGGTGGCGAGGCCGTCGAACAGGTCACCGGTTGCACCCATGTCACAGCCCCATTCGTTGACGGACGACGTCGATGACGGTCTCCGAGTAGGTCAGCATCGGCTGGATCAGGAAGAACGACTGCCCGTGCGTGTGCGACAGGGCGGCACCGTATGTTGCGGGGCGGCGGAAGTAGATGCCCTCGTGCTGGTACAGGGCGTATGGGCCCGGGTAGAACAGGTGCGCCACATGCTCACCGGCTACCGCGCCAGCGCCGATCACACCGAGGCCCACATCCCCCGACCCGGCCAGTTCACCGGTCTCTACAGGGACGAGGGGGGTGACTTCGCCGTGCATGTACGACATGCCGGCGAGGACCGCCTCGTCCGCTTTCGCAGCCATCTCCGCTTTGAGCTCATCGAAGCGGAGATCGAAGTGCCACTCGAGGCCCATGCGAGCTCCTAGGTGAGCGAGACGGCGACGTGGTCTGGCAGGTCGAGTGCACCAGAGTCGTTCACGTTGACCTTGATCACGAACGCTGCACGACCGGCCGGATCGTCACTGTCAGAGTCGCCAAGGACAGTGACCCGCGACTTCGCCACGAACAACGCCGCGTTGGTGATGGACGTATACAGGGTCGTCTCGGAGATCACCTGCTGCTTGTCCTTGTCACGGACGAGCTTCCGGGAGTCATCCGCGAAACACGCGATCGTGACCGGGGCGGCGAAGATATCCCCGTTGGACCTGGTGCCGAGCCATTTCTCCACGGACGCGGTGTGGACGAAGAACTCGTCGAAGTCGTTGTCGCTCATCCGACAACCCACGCTGCGTTCTTCGCCAGGCCCGCGTCACGCAGGATCTGGAGCGCATCGGGGACCAGACCCTCAGCGGCGCGTTTCTTCGCCGCAGCGGCCGCCTGAGCGTCCGCCTGCGCATACGTGATCCGGGCGGTGCCGATCGATTTCGATTCCTTCACTGACGTCTCGACCGCCCCGCCGGCGTCCGGGTCGACACCGAGCTTGACGAGCGCGGCGGCTTGGCAGCAGGTCGCATCGTTGAACGCCTGCAACTGGTCCGCGACGGACGGCAGCCCGGTCGTGTCCACGGCGTAGAAGTCGAGCTTCGTCGCCTCACGCACCTGCAGGGACGCCTTCCGGAGCACGGAGGTGATGTTCGCGGGGGCGGGAGTGGTGCCGGTCCACGCGGTGTAATCGGTGGACGTCGCGTAGACCAGCATCAGCTACTCCTTCTCGGACTTCGCCGCCTGCGCGGCAGCGTCCTCTTCATACAGTTCCCGCAGCTGCTTCTTGCGGGTCAGCTGGCGCGCGAGTTCGTCGTCGGTGAACGTGACCTGCGGGTCGCCGACACCGAACAGTTGCGGGTTCGCCGTCTTGGCTTCTTTCTCTGTGAGGACCGCGATGCCGGGGAGGGGGAACACGCCGCCGTCGTTCGTGCGGGTGGTGAGGTACTTCTCGTAGTGCTCGTCGGTGACCGACTGCACGCCGCCCTTCTCGTTGCGGATGTACTTGGTCACGCGGTCACCTCGGGGGTGGCCTCGGCCGCTTCGGCGGTCGGGTCCGCAGGGGCGGGAGCCTCGACGGGGGAGACCTCGGGGTTCTCCGGGACCGTGCCGACCTGATCGGTGGACACGACACCCTCGACGGGGTTCTCGGAGAGGGTGTGCAGGCGTGCCGCCTCCACAACGGGATCCGGTTCGCTGCCGAGCAGCTGCGGGGACGCCTCCGCTTCCGTGACGTCCTCCCAACCGGGGATCGGCGCCCGCTCGCCCTTCGCGGAGGGCTCGCCGGTGGGGAACTCGAAGTCGTCCGGGACCGAGTGCACGGCACCGTCAGGGTTGCGAACAAAC